TTTTTTTGGCATCACATACTCTGTATGCTCTCCTCTTGCTCTCTGGTACAGAAATACCGTGTATTTCCTTGTTAGGAACTTTGTTCCAGTTGTGCCAATAGGTTAATATAATATATATATAAGGGGTCTATGAGTTCTTCCAGCGAAGCGCCATAGACCCCATACGCCAGTATAGTCACAAATGAATCCGTGTGCCACATACGATTTCCGTTACAGTGAGTCTATCGGTTTACAAACTTTTAAAAGTTCCGATATCATCTCCTTTCTCAAAGGAGTAGCAAAAAAATTTACGTTTCAATTAGAGCAAGGCGATACAGGATACCGTCACTTTCAGGGACGTATGTCATTAATTAAGAAACGCCGAAAACACGAAGCCCTACCGCTCTTTAAGGTTGCGCCAAATTACTTTGAGCCAACCGTTGTATCAGAGCATGTAGCAGGTGATGCGTTCTACGCACAAAAAGAAGATACCAGAATAGAAGGACCATGGACCGACAAAGATCAGCAACTGTATATACCCCGTCAAGTAAAAGAAATGGAAGGATTACGACCCTTTCAATTGAGTATTGTAGAAGATGAAAACGTCTGGGATACTCGTCACATTAATGTGGTGTATTGTATAGACGGCAACATAGGAAAATCTAGGTTAGTTCAATATTGTAGGGCGTACCAAATTGGTCGCCCGTTACCTCCAGTCAATGATTTTAAAGATTTATTACGCATGGTTTGTGACCTCCCCACCTCCAAGTTATATCTATTTGATATGCCTCGCAGTTTAGGAAAAGAAAAAATGTTCCAGTTTTTCTCGGCGGTCGAAACTATTAAAGATGGTTACGCATACGACGACAGATACTCCTTTAGGGAAAAAGTATTTGATTGTCCTAACATATGGATATTCACTAATGTCATGCCCGACACTGACATGTTAAGTGCCGACAGATGGCGAATCTGGACGGTAGATAAAGATACCTATCAGTTAAATAAGTTGGAAAAGGTGGATTGGAAAGAAAATATAATTTAGAAAAAAAGCATATAGAACCAAAATAAAGTATAAGTATAGTGTATATCATGTATTCTTACAGGATTAAACGCTCCCGTCGCGCTCCCAAGCGCAAGGCTGTTCGCGCACCCCTTCGTAGGAAGGGCGCCATGCGAAAGCGCTACGTTCGCAAGAACACCTCTCTCATTCCCTCAGCAGAAAAGAAGTATTTTGACTTCGGTTTCACTGCCATTAACGTCGCTCAGTATTATGATGCTGTTGTATCCGGTTCAAATGGATATACTTGTCAAGAAACGTCGCTGAAATGCGACCAGGGTTTAGCCGTAAATGCTAGGATAGGAAACAAGGTTTTCCTTACTGGTGGTATCTTAGATCTTCAGATTGCTACCATGACCTCTCAGACAAACGCTATAAAATATAAGTGGTATCTTGTAAGAATCCCAGATTGTTATGATTATCCGGCTCAAGACATCGTACCTCCGATGTTTGATGCCAACCCATTTAACACAGGTATCTTTGATTGGCACTCCAATCTAGACCCTGAAACTGCTTCCCAGTTTAAGATAGTTGCCAAGGGACAGGGCACTCTCAAAGCCGATAACATCGCTTCTCAGACATCTCGAGTTCAGCAACGTAAATACTTGAAACTTGGTTTCCCCTGTAAGTTTGATAACCAAACTACAGGCTCTCCCCCTGTCACGAATCAACTCCGCATGGTAGTGTTTGCTGATACGGGTGGTATCGTTCAAGGAACTGGAATTACCGTCTCTACGAATTTCAGGTTGTTCTATCTAGATAATTAATTAATATATGAGCCAAACTCTTCTCCCCAACAACATAAGCGAATAAGTAAAACGAACCATATATGCTATAGGTGAACCTAGGAACAAACGGGGGAGTCCGCGTAGCGGATGACAAAAAACTTGTTTTTTTGGCATCACATACTCTGTATGCTCTCCTCTTGCTCTCTGGTACAGAAATACCGTGTATTTCCTTGTTAGGAACTTTGTTCCAGTTGTGCCAATAGGTTAATATAATATATATATAAGGGGT